CGACGCCATCAGCGAGAAGCTGAAGCGCGGCGAGAAGGTAGCTTCGGAGGTGCCGGACTTCCCCGAGTTCGCGGAGAAGTACCTGTTCCAGCCGCTGCCCCTGCACCAGCTGCGGGCCTGGGACGTGCTGGAGGGCCGGGAGCCGAGGGACTTCTGGCTAGTCGAGGACGGCCAGAAGGTCCAACGCTTCCCTTTGATGAAGTACCAGGTGGGTGCCGAAGGCACCGACCAAGTCATTTTGAACTTCCCGCCCGACCACGCGAAGTCGATGACGTGGACGGTCAACTGGGTGACGTGGCTGATCCATCGGAATCCGTCGATACGCATCATCGAGGTTTCCAAGACCCAGCGACTGGCCAAGCAGTTCCTCCTGTCCATCAAGCAGCGGCTCACGCATCCCATGTACGAGCAGATGCATGCCGCGTTCGCCCCGGAGGGCGGCTGGAAGTCGGAGGACAAGGCCGACGGCCTCGCCTGGCGCGAGGACATGATCTATGTGCGGGGCCGGGATCCGCAGGAGAAGGACCCCACTGTTCAGGCCCTGGGCATCGGCGGCCAGATCTACGGCTCCCGTGCCGATGTGGTCATCTTGGATGACTGCGAGGACCTCACCAACTACGGCTCGTACGAGGCGCACGCCAACTGGGTGGCCCAGGAGGTCATGTCCCGGCTCAACCCCGGCGTGGATGACGGCTCCGGGGTGGGCCGGCTCGTGGTCCTGGGCACGCGCGTAGGCGCGATGGACATGTACCGCTTCATGCGGGACAACGCGAAGACGTTGGACGACGAGTCCACGTTCACCTACTTCTCCCAGCCGGCCATTCTGGAGAACGAGCACTCGGCTGACTGGCAGTCGTGGAAGGTGCTGTGGCCGGAGCGCATGAGCGCGAAGGTGATCCGCAAGAAGCGGTCCGGCTTCACCAACGCCCGCCACTTCCAGTTGATCTACCAGCAGAACGATGTGCCGGACGACGCCACATTCCCGGCCGAAGCCGTGCACGCCTCCATCTCCAAGTACCGCTTCCACGGGCCGATGACCTCCAATGCGCCGGGCCATCGCGCCCAAGGCCAGCAGGGCCTGTACGTGGTGGCCTCGTGGGACCCGGCCTCCAGCGCCGGATACAACGCCATGACCGTGGTGGGGGTCGACAAGAAGTACGGGATGAAGGCCCGCCGTTGGGTGCTGGACGTGTGGACGAAGAAGGGCGTGTACCCGGCAGAGTCGATTCAGCGGCTCAAGGACTGGACCAGGAAGTACAAGGTGAACGAGTGGCGGATCGAGAAGAACGCCGTCCAGCAGTTCATCACCCAGCTACCCGAGATCCGAGACTTCCTGACCGGCCAGGGCTGCCGGCTGGTGGAGCACGAGACCCGGCAGAACAAGTGGGACCCCAACAAGGGCGTGGAGGCCACGCTACAGCCCCTGTTCCTGGCCTCGGTGAGACTTGAGGACGGCCGCCTGGTGCCCGTCGGGCAGGGCCACCAGATTGACTCCCCGGCGCCTGACGGTGACGGACGCATTGACCTGCCGTCGCCGCGGCAATGCCCGCACGTGGACACCCTGAACCATCAGCTGACGACGTGGGAGCCGGATAACAAGAAGCAGGTCCAGGACCTGGTGATGGCTCTCTGGTTCGCAGAGTTGGGTGTCCGGGCCTATCTGCGTGGCGGCATCGGGTCGCAGACCCATTTCAACGGCGGATTCATCACCAGATCCGCCGTGTCCCGGCAGGGCGTTTTTCGTTTCGACCGTGAGGTGGCATAGTGCTGGACTCTTCGCCGCGTGAGGACGTGAAGCGCCTCCACCAGCACGTGGAGGTCATGCGCCAGAAGCGCCTGAGCCGAGACCGTGACTCCGAGCTGGTGCGCGTCGTGCGCGCCGGCAAACTGCACGAGATGTTCCCCGGCTACTTCGCCGACGACATGCCGCAGATGACCATCGCTAACGCGATCGACAACGCGGCGAGGGACACGGCCGAACTGATCGCTCCCCTGCCCTCCCTGGCCTGTTCGGCTGGTGGCGGAACCTCGCAGAAGGACATCGCCCGGGGCACGCTGAAGAACAAGGTGGCCTCCTACTACTGGGCCAAGAGCGACCTTGAAGTCCAGAACATCGACTTCGCGGACGCCGCCCAGTCGTACGCGTTCGGCGTGTACCTGGTTGAGCCCGACTTTGAGCACCAGTGCCCGCGGATCCGCTGGGAATCCAGCTTCGGCACCTACTACTACCGGGACAGGTTCCGGCGCACCATCTGGTACGCCAAGTACACGCAGGTCGACCTGCTCACGCTGCTGGCCATGTACCCGGACAGCGGCCCGTTCGTGAAGTACAAGAACGGCATCGAGCGTCCCATGTCGGACATGGTGAACGTGGTCACCTACAAGGACCGGGATCGGGACCTCGTCTACCTGCCGGACTGCGGGTACCACGTGCTGGCCGAGTGGAAGCACGGCCTGGGCCGCACGATGGTGGCTATCGCGGAGCGCCCCGACCAGGAGGACAGCCCGCGAGGCCAGTACGACGACGCTGTTTTCCCGCTGATCGCCAAACACGTCATCACCTTGTACCAGATGTCGGCCGCGAAGCAGGCTGTTGAGGCCCCGATCGCCGTGCCGGACGACGTGCAGGAGCTGCCGTTCGGTCCGAACGCCGTGATCCGTTCCCAGAACGGTGCGCAGGGCGTGGCGAGGGTCCGCCTGGACATCCCGGATGACGTGTTCGCCGTGGCGGAACAGCTTGACAGGGCCGTCAAGGAGGGCTCCCGTTACCCGCAGGCTCGTTCTGGCGGTATCGACGCCAGCATCATCACCGGGCAGGGCATCGAGGCCCTGGCGGGCACGCTGAACACGCAGGTGCGCACGATGCAGACCATCGTGGGCAAGGCCCTCGAAGAGGCTACCGAGCTGTGTTTCATGCTGGATGTGGCGTTGTGGCCGAACGTGAAGAAGACCATCACGGGCGTGCTCACGGGCAAGCCGTTCGAGGTCACCTACATTCCCGCTAGGGATATCGGCGACTCCTATTCTTGTAAGGTCACCTACGGTTTCGCATCCGGCCAGTCCCCGGCGCAGGGGATTGTGGCGATGCTCCAGCTGCGTGGCGACAACCTGATCTCCAGGGACACGGTGCGCCGACAGCTTCCGTTCGATCTGGATCCGGACGAGGAGCAGCGGATGGTGGATGTGGAGCGTGCCACCGACGCGGCCCTTCAGGGCCTGATGGGCATGTCGCAGGCCATCGGGCCGATGGTGATGCAGGGCCAGGACGCGATGCGCGTGCTGGAGGCGCAGGCCAAGTTCATGCAGTTGCGGAAGCGGGGCAAGAGCGTGGAGGACGCCTTGATTGAGGCGTTCGCGCCGAAGGAGCAGCCGGAACCCGAGGCGGTTCCGGGCGAGGTGCAGGGGCCGGAACAGGGTCAGCTACCGCCTGGCGTGCAGCCCACAGGGCTGCTGTCGGGGCAGGCCGCGGGTCAGCAGGGCATGCCGCCTGGCGGTTTGCCCAGTATCCAGAACTTGATGGCCACGCTGCGGGGTCAGGGCGGGCCTCGGATGGAAGCGACAGTCAGTAGGCGCAGAGCGATTGGTGCGTGATGGACACTCCGGACCAGATCTCGGACCTTCTTCCCGAGGGGTTTATCCCGCTCGGGATCGTGGTTGGCATCAAGTGCCTGAACGAGGAAGGCGAGATGTCTTTGGCTACCTATCGCTCGCCGGACATGAGCGCCTGGGAGGCGTGGGGGATTTTGATGACGGTAGCCGAGGATATGCGCGGAGACCTGCGCGTCCGGGAGGTGGGTGACGATGACTAGCCCAGCCCAGGTGTCGGGCCCTGGCGCGTACAGTCAGCGCACCGACGCCCCGGGTCAGCCCATCCGGGACCTGCCCGACCCCAAGTACGGGGAGGCCACCGCCTACCGGGACGTGCAGAAGGCTGCCCCGCTCGCCGAGGCCCAGCCTGGACCGCCCAGTCCGGCGCCCTCGGACATGGCTAGGAGGCTCGCCAGCGTAGGCCCGGAGCCTACGCCCACGCCAGCGAGCCCGCTGCCCGGCCTGTTCGACCGTGGCGACCCTAACGTGCCGGTCACCACTGGCGCCCCGCTTGGGCCGGGACGTAACGA